ATTGTATGGTACCCGAAAATTGACAGTTTAATGAAGGCTTCAATCCCTTTCATGACCTTTATATAAAGGACAATTGACAGGATTTTGGTCATAGCCAGTAACAATCTAGCAGCTAGGGAGCTGCTGCTCAACTCTTACTGTATGAAACGTTCGACAAAAGAGATCTGGGGGATAACCCCTGGTTGTGTGAACCACGCCTAAAATATTTGATCTGGGATCTAGGCATATCCCGTCTCTGCAAATAAAAGTAGAAAAATTGAAACTGCCTAACATATAAAAACCTTTATGATGGAAAAAACTACAGAACACAAAGAAAAGCGTTCAAATGTAACGTGTTCTAGACTTTCCAGATGGGTGAAAGGAGGTAACACCGCCAATATGCGTGCCCTTTCTCATTCCTCCTTCCAATCTGTTCTTGCCCTCGACGACATGCGCTTGCTTCTTGTCAAGAACTTTCGAGTTCCTCTGAAAGCAGCATGTTTGTTCCAGATAGACACTTTGGAAAAGAACGTAAAGCAGTTTTGTGGCGAACTGCTGGACCGTTGTACTCGGAACCCCTGGAAGGCCACCATCGCGCAAAGTCGGCTCGGTTTGTCCGAGCGCGCCGCGATTGCTTCCAGCCTATTCTCTGTCCGAAAAGTCGTAACGACGACCAAGCCCGACCCGATGGAGTACGTCAAAAAGATGACTACTCCCCAATTACCCCCTGACCCCGATTTCATGATCTTCTGTTCTAGAGAGATCGGTCGGATGTTTCGTCAAGGGTGGGATCGGAGGTATTGGAAGCACGTGAGGACTTTTACTCCCCCAAACAAAAGCAATCGAGAGAAAAAGGAGAAAGGCACATACCGTCAGCAAGCAGTTAATGACCCCGGATCGAGGGGCGAGTTTCTGCGCTGGGCGGGAGGGACCGTTACCTCGCCGATAGATGCGAGAGTGGTAGCGAGTGCAGTGTTGACTTCGGGTAAGTGGCGTGTTATCACGCTTTCTGATCCTTGTCTTAGCCGCTTGTTGCCGCTCCACCGAACTATCTACGACAGGTTGACAAAAGAAAAGTGGCTTCTTAGAGGAGATGCCATCCCTAGTGCTTTTTCGGATTTCTCGAGGTTAGAAGGGGAGGTAGTGGTAAGTGGTGACTATGAGGGCGCAACTGACAACTTGAACATATTCGTTACCGAATTAGTTCTTCGTCGGCTCATGCTGACCGCCACTCATGTCCCAACCAGAGTACGTGAGGAGGCAATGGCTTCCCTGAGGCTTTCCTTTTGCGACAAACAAGGCCGGTTACTTGGCCAACAGTCGCGAGGTCAGCTTATGGGTTCGCCGCTATCCTTTCCTCTACTCTGCCTGATATACTACCTCACTTTTTAATACGCCGTCAGGAGGGAAGTACCCGTGAGGATTAACGGAGATGACATAGTGTTCCGTTGTAGACCCGATGAGGCCGACCGATGGTTCGAGTGCGTTAGTGCCTCGGGTCTCGTCGTCTCAAAGGGAAAAACATTGGTTCACAAACGTCTCCTTTCGTTGAATTCCTCGTACTTTCTAGCCTCTGACTCGGGCGTCACTCCCGTTCCCCATATCCGAGCTTCGAACGTTTTAAAGAAATGCGAAGATATGGTGTCTCTCGCGGGACGAGTGGCGCAGGTTAAGAGGGACCTGGCGGCGGGTGCGATCAGGGAGGACGTGTTGACAACCTTAGTTCGAAGGAATCTTCACGTCGTGTACCCGTCGCAGGGGAGTTTTGGGCGCAGGTACTGCTGTTCGATTCCTGGGTTAGTTCTCAGGAGGTTAAAGCTTGTCGAGAGGGAATCATTTTATAGATCCTTACCCTCAGAGCCTCCTCCTTTGAAGCCATACCAGAAGGAAAGGCAGGACGTTGTGCCCACGGGATGGAAAAAAGGAAATGTTGTGGCAAGAGGCCAAGAAAGAGTGTCTGAAGAAGAACTGACTTTGACGTTCGTCGACGGCGCTTGGACGAAGCCCATTTTAACGGAGACTAAAGATGAGTATTGGAAGAGGACTCGCGACGGATCTTACCGCTATGTCCCTTTCAGAAAGTCGACCTTTCGAATGTTTCGTAAATTCGTAGGTAAACCATTCCGTCCAACCCACTTCCCCAGTATCCATAGGGAAGACAAATTCTGGGTGAAAGAAGGAGAGTGTGAAGGGCCGTTGCGGCCGGTGGACTTCCGGTCAGGAGGTTTCATGAATCGTTGCTGATCGTATCTTCGATCACCCTGGGCTAGTGGTACGGTACCAGGCCTCTAATATGCAGTAATACATATGAGGCCTGGTAGTCCAAGCGTCCCCTGTATAGGATGTGCGGATACACGATGAGCTCACGGTCCACTTGGACGAGCTTCGCGGAAGAGAAAAGGATGTGCGTTAACGGTAAGAAAACTGAAAGTAGGAAGACTTTCTCTTGGATTTGTGGTGAGGTGCAATCCCCGTGAGGTCGAATCCTTAGATAGAGGATAGACCCGAGCGGGTGCGCGGCAACTCCTGTCGATTACCGTCTAGATCAAGGCGGTAAGGCTCGAGGCCGTGCACGACGGATCATTTCGAAAGGTTGGAAGTGACCTCCACAGAAAAGAGAGTTTGTTGTGAAACAAAATCAGTTATAAAGACTCTAG